ACACTCAACATTAGTTGTAAAAGGTGTACCAGTATTTGGGTTTGTACATCCAACAAACTGTATATCTACTGGTTTTCTATAGTAAAAAAGTTTTATGTCTTCTACATCAAACTTATTATCTGTATAGACCCTTATCTTATCAGCAAATACAGTACAGAAAGTTTCTGCCCACTCAAATGATGGCCCTTTAAACTCATCAGATATTAAGATATCCACGTTGGCTTCTTCTACCTGATATATTGAGAGCTTTGTTTTAGGACAACAGTCTGTCTTAGCATTTGCACTAACTCTAACAAAGTGTAAGTAGTTTGCTGGAATATTTGCAGTTTCAAAATACTTATCTTTTTTTGTTGCAGAAAGTGGAACTTCACTAAGAAGTATTTGCAGATCATCAACAGTATTAATACTTTGCTCTGCAGCTTCTCTCTTTGAATTAAGACCATGCAACTGCCTACGTGTCCATTCTAACTGAGCTTTGTTAAAAGCCTCTAGAATTTGCCAACACTCTATATTATCATAATCTAGACTAGCTAGTTTATTAAGTCGCTGTTTAATCTTTATCTGTAAGAGGTTGTTGTTCATATCTTATTAAGCATTCCAGTATTTCTCAACTTTCTTTGTCAGATCTATCAAGATCTCCTCGTTTAGAGGATTCTTCAAAAACTCTACTGCGTCGGTTGGTGTTCTTCCCATCATAGTACCAGTTTGCATATGATAGATAAACCCGTCAGCTTTGGCAGATATGAACTTATAATAAGAACTGTCCTTTACAATAGCTCGGATTTTAAGCGTTTCCATATCTAGGTTAGCAGCATCCAAAAACCTTTGAGCAGTCTTACGTTTATCTTTTTCTATCAAGTCTCCGTTAATATACTTATCCATGTTATCATAGATAATATCATTTGGAGTAGACTTTTTGTACTGAGCACTATTTGGATCAAGCACCTTAGCTACATAAAGCAGCTTATTCTGATTCTTATCAAACAACTTCTGAAGTTCTGAAAGAGCCTTGTTACGAAGTTTTTTAACTTCTGTTTGTATAGAAGCGGTTTCTTCCAGCTTATCCAGATAGAACTTAGGAGGAACAGGCTGACGACGTGCTTCTTCCAAAGATCTTGCTACTATAGAAAATCCACCAGCTTCAATGGCATAAAGCCTAATTAAATCATATGGATCTTTATCAGGTTCTAAAAAAACAGGTTCATTTCCACAACGAACTTTTACCTTGTCCCAAAAGTCAGAGTTATCAGGTTTGAGTAGTTTTATTTTATTCCAAAACTGCTCATCATTAGGATCAACCACATTAGCAGCAAGTTCTTTTTCTAACTGAGCCACAATCTGACGAATCTGTTTAATCTTAGCTTCCTGTTCTTCTAAAGGAAGTTCTTTTACTTCCGGAGAAAACTCGTTTAAACCTGTAAGATATCTTTTGATACCATTGATCTCTAAACAAGCTAACTGCTCTTCATGAAAAGCTCCATCAAAAAGACTTAATCCATATTTTTGTAATCCCATGTTATCGACCATAGGATCAAAATAAGGGCGGATAGCAATACTGCTTCTTTTGTTCTGCGGATACTTTTCTACAATAGTTACACTCATAGTTTGGTTTTTTGGTTTTTGAACTAGTGGCCGCAATTTGCGACCTCATGTTGAACCTGTTGAGAGTTGCAAGCTCTCCATGTGATCATCACGGTTTGCGTACAACAGGTTAGAGCCAGGGATGCTATCCAAGGCGGGGGTTAAATGACTCAGGCTAGTGTGGGTGTTTTAGCCAGCTAGGCTGGTGGCTGCTATCCATCCTGAGTACTGTTACTTACTTTTTAGCATCAGATGCTTTAAGACCAAGCACACCCATCAATACTGCTACTGCAATATTCATGTAATCAGTTTCACCAGCTTTCAAAGCTTCGTGAATGATACCAAGGGCGGCAATTAAAAGTCCAAGTACAGATGTCTTAGGGTTAGCTCCAAGGAGCTTAGCAATTAGTGCTTGCATAGTTTTGGGGTTTTAAGTGAAAGTCCGCATCCGGGGAAGTTACGGCTCCCCCGGATTTAGACTACTATCTTAGAATGATCCACCAGTTACAGGGTTTCTCATAACGATCTTCAACACCTTGGTTGGGTCTTTAACCCAGATAGCTGGCATTGTTTGAGTCATGAACACTCTGTAACCATTGAAGTTACCAGAGCTCTGGAAACCTTGAGTACGTCCCATGTAATCCATGGTACCGTTCTGATAGAACCATTTCAATTGATTATCCCAGCTAAGCTTCAACAAGAAGATGTTGTCGTTAGTGTTATCTGTGATATCAAAAATGATAAAGTTGTAAGAAGACAATGGGAAACCATCGATGATTGGGTTCTCAATATCATTGGTGTGGATGTTATCAAATGCAGGGTTCAATACAAACTTAACATTAGCCAAGAACGGAATAACGTATTGAGTGTATGCAAAACCGAAGTTTAGATCCATACCTTTACCAGTGATTGCACCAATTTCAGATGCGTTGATAACCAAGCCAGAGTTGATAGCTTCTTTCTTGATTGCCTCATTAACAAGCTTCATACCACCCAAGCCGGTTTGTACAACCAATTGACGCTTAGGATCAGGTCCCTGGAACTCAACCTTTCCGTTGAAGAAGTTGAAGATCTCGCTCTTGAACAAATCAAGATTGAAAGAACCTTTGTTGTAAATACGCTTGTAAGAGTTGTCAAGCTGCTTCCAAAGACCAACAGAAAGTCTGATGTCATCTGGACCATCTTGCTTAACCTTACCACCTTGACCCCACATAAGGTAAGTCTCGATGTCGTTAGCAATTTTAGTCAAATGAGCTGCTTCAAGAGTGGTCAAGAATGTACGAGAAAGTTGACCAGACTGGTAAGCTTTCTTTACATAATCTTTACCCATCTTTTCAGCCATACCTTCCAAGCTAGAAATAGAAGGATCAACATTCTTGTCGAAGTTTCTCCACATTTCAATAACAGGAACAGTTCCGTCAGCTTTCATACCACCTTTCATCATCAAGTCAGCACGACTAGAAATAGAATAGTGTACGTGAGCTTCAGCACCACCAACGTAGTTATAGAACTCACGGAAACCAGCAGATACGTTACCAAGATCAGAGAAACGCTCTCCGTATTCACCGCGGGCAGAACCCTTACGGAAAATCTTGGTACCTACCTTCAGGTACTTGTTGTCCAAAAACTTAGCGTTGTCGTTGTTAACAAGCTGTACAGTGTAGATGAAACCGTCACCAGCAGGGATGATGTCATCAGCTGTAATGTACATTTCAACTCCGTTATATTTGTCATAAGTGACGATATCACCGTGACCAAATGAACGTTTGTTTACTTTGATTTTAAAGCTCTGTCCGTCAATACCTTTAGTTGCATTAGCGGATTCTATATCTTCAATGATATAGGGTAGATCCTGAGCTACAGGAATCTGCCATTTGTACTCACCACGTGCATTATCTACAGAGATAATGTTCTTTCCTCCAAAGCTGGACATCTGGTACAAAGGCATTTCTACCTTTTGAGCCATAGCCCATAAATCTACAGGACCAAGGTCAGTTGGTTCCGCACTCTTCAAGAGGTTTGAAAGGTGGTAAGAATCTACGTGTGAGCTAGTTTGATAGCTAGTATCCCGTAGAAAGATACCATTGTTCAAAACAGGAGTTGCCATAGGGCATCGGATTTAGGGGTTAATAAAAAATTAGCGTTTAAATATGTTCTGAGGTCTAGAAATCTTTCTAGGCCTTGAATCTTCTTCTTCTTGATAAGTAGAAACGTTCTTACGGCTCTGCTCTGTCTTTAACTGACGTACCGTTTGTTCAACAGCTTGATTCTTTCCTTGCTTGACTAAATTTTGACGATACTCATCTGGATTAGAAAGCAGCCAAAGAGCCTCGGCAATAAGAGGATAGTTTGGTTCTACAAACTGATATTTTTCTAAAAGGTGACCTAACAAATTAGTAGGGCGACCGCTTATAGATGGATATTGAGGCTGTACTAAACCTGAATAAAGTTGAGCCTGGGTTTTTTTATCAAGCTTTAGTCCATTGATTTCTGCAGGACGAAGAGCTTCAAAAACGTTTTGCATATAAGCTTGTGCAGCTTGCTCTTGTTGTTGTTTACGTGCTTCCTGCTCAACAAGTTGTTGTTGAACAATCTCTTCCTGCATCTGGTCCAACTTTGGTTTAAACTGTTTGGCTTTCTTTTCAAGCACTCCCAAATCTTTCCAGGTGGTAAGTTCTTCTTCAATTTCGTCTTCTGTGCCAAAACCGGTAGCAGCCAGATAAGATCTTACAATACCTTCTTGATCATTTTCGTCAGAAGGATTCAAGGAACGAACCTCTTCAACTTGAGCTAGAGCCTGAAAAAGACCTTTTAAGTCCTGACCACCGTCTAATACATATTTAGCTGCATACTGCAACTCATCAGGTAAAGACTCAAAGAACTCTTTTGGAGTTTTGGCTGCTACTTCTTGTTTGAGGTTATCAACATTAGCCTGCCACAACTCTTCTACATCTTTCTCTCCAAGACCACTTAGGTACTCGTCAAGAGTTTGTTTACTTTCATCAAAGTCATCAAAGGCAAACATTTCCTTTGATTCAATACGTTTCTTTAGAAACTCAACAAGACCAGACTTTTCTGTTTTAGGTCGACCACCTTTAGACTTAGTTTCTTCTTCGGTATCTTGTTGATCCAACTCATCAAAAAGGTTTGCAGTTGTTTCACGGGAAACCTTACCTTCTGTGTCCTTTTTATCGTCTGTTAGATTATCAGGATCTTTTTTATCATCCTGTTCTTCAGAATCTGCAGTATCAATAAAACTAAGATCTACGTCAGCTTTAGAAAACATGCTAGGTTTAGCTTCTGGTTTTTTTACATCACCTGTTGGAGTGACAATACTTTCAGCACCAGGAGCTCCTAACCAGCTGTCTATGTCAAGATCTACTTGTTGTACACTTGTTTGTACATTGTTTTGGTTTTCCATATGTTAGATTGGTTTTTATAGATGTGTTCTACAATTATAATATACAATTTTAAACCCTAAAAATTTAAAATGGTATATGTAGAACCACCTGAAGTATGGATAATAGAGCTATAATCATTTAGCTCTTTCTAGGTTTATCGTATTTGTTTTTGTTTTCTCTGGCAATCTGAAGCTGTTTTTCAGCTATTTCTTTCTGAGTCTGAAGTTTTTCTCTTTCTATCTGAAGTTTCTGACCACCTTGCTCTTTCTTAGTAAGTTCAGATTCACGTTTAAGATTCATTTGATCTTGATAACGTTGTTCACTGCGTATACCTTCAAGAGCATCTTGAAAATCAGACTGTTGGTTTTGATTAATATCAGCCATAGAGCCATAACCGGCAGCTCTGATTTCAGCCACCGTAATATCTTTTTGACGATCCATATCAGCCTGCTCCGCTCTAAATTCAAGATCCATTTGTTTCTGACGTTCTTGGCTTGCAAGCATTTCCTGCTGCAATTGCTGCTGTTGCTGAAGCTCAGACTGTTTTTGAGCCATTGATTTTTCTTCCGCAGCTTTAAGTACACCTGTTAACTCAGCAATAGATTCAGACTTAATTACATTTCCAAGGTCATAAATAGAAGCTCCTGTAGTGTTGTTGTTTAAAGCAAGCTGTTTAAGCTGCTCCATAACTGCACGAGAATTAGTCTTTGTTGTACAGAAAATATTTAAGTCTCTAAGAAGCAGTTCTGTTCCGTTCACCTCAAAGTTTACTTTCTCATCTTTAGAAGTGATATATGTAAGCCTAACGCTAGGCTTTTTAGAGTGGTAATACTGAGCCAGGTCAGTTCTCATTTGGTGAACTCTTGGCATAAGGTTATCAGAGTGCTGAATAAAATACTGCTCAGTCTGGGCATAAGAAGCATTCATTGCTTGTTCTATACCAGTAGCAGTTTGTTGTTGTGCAATCTGCTGACCCATACGTTGTGGATTAAGACCAATCACTTCAAAAGCTTGGTTCTTAAAATAAGAAGCTAGGTTAATCCTAGAAAGCAAACGGTTAGTCTGTTCAAGATTAAGCACCTGATAATGCTGGAAGTTTAAAGCATTTTCTGTATTAGTAATACTTGTATCTAATGGCAACATCTGAAAGTTCTTCATTGCCACATAGGCTTTGGCCAGATTATTTTTACCCCAGTCTTCTCCTAAAGAGTGACGTGGTAAAGCGTTCTGGTCCAACATAATCACAGTGCCGAGTTCATCTACGAGAATATCGGCAATTTGGTTATTTACTATATTATAGCCTATCTGGTATGGCTTCATCAGATCTACCAATGAAATACTGCGGGTGTTACGATCACCAAATACAGCACCTTCCACTGGAAGCTTGCAACCATAAAGTGTAGTATCTCCTTTAAACTGAAAAGGAATGCGACCGGGTTTACCACCGTTTAAACCTAAATAAATAGGATTAATACCTCCAGGATTATTTTGTCCCCAGAAAGCAGGACGGTTAGGTCCAATTTTTACACCTCCCCAGGTCTCGTTAATCCATATCCAGTCAATATGTTCACCAAAAATAAGATTGTCTTTGGTTTTATCTTTATATAAAGCGGTGTTATAAAGAGGCTTGTCACTAATTTTGTAGTTTTCTGATACAATATCTTGCAATATAGCTCCATCTTCAGTGATCTTAGTTAAATGACCTACCTTTCTCTGGCTTTTCCAATAGATTGTAGAAACTCTTAATAAATGAGTTTTTCCAAAATCTATAGTGTCTTCAGAGTCAGAAAGAATCCACTCTACAATATCTCCTGTACCAAACTTACTATCATAGACAGATGTAAATTGTCTATATGCTAAAGAAGGCATTTGTGTATTCCATTCGTGAGAACGAGTAGGATCATAGTAAGTTCCATCATTTTGATATCCCTGTACCGCATAACCAGCAGAACGTACAGGATAGACGGCTTCTAAAGCTTCTAACTGGTCTTGAGTCATCATCCAACCAAACTTATCAATAACGTCTGATACAGACATTAAATCCATTTTACCCACCCAGTTACCTTGGCTGATATAACGAACATCTGGTGATTTATGATAAAAAGTAAGTAAAGGATTCCAAAGCTCCACCTCGTAATCATCTTCCGTCATATGAAAATGCCAAAACTCACGGTCAGTAATTAACATGTCTCGGAAACCACGTTCTTCCAGCTCCTGCATTTTAAAACGTTCTTCGTCAACACTCATCTGGTGAGTGGCCCACTCTTCAATCATTGAGCGGTAATCCTTACGGAAAAAAGATTCTATTTCAGGAAGCTGCTTCAAGTTTTCAGGAGCCATTGCCTTCTGCATCTCTTCACTTTCCAATGAAACACCCATTGACATCATTTCTATAAGCATCTTTCTCTCAGCATCTTCTAACAAAACTTTTTCAAGCATGCTTCTTTTTTCTTCCATCATCTCATTATAAGAGATATCATCCACTGCTTTAAACATGATGCGGGAAGATCGTTTTGCAAACTCATTGCACAAAACGTTAATTACATTAGGAATAATAGGATAAAACTTTAGCTCAAGTGCAGAAACGTCCTCTTTAGTAAGTGTATCTATCAAGTCAGCCATCTCATTATCTTCTTCCACTATGTAATCAGTTTTATCAATAATACCTTTGGCCAGCTTATAGTTTTTCATCAGCCTCCGGGCGTTACGCCTAAGCTGTTTCATACCCTGAAATTCAAGCCAGTCCAGGTTCCATGCTCTCCACTCTTCATCTTTTTGCTTTTCAGGCAAAAACTGAATAGGCTGGGTAAGAGTACCCATTTTATTATAATCGGCTTTTTTACCAGCCTTTAAATCAAGAGCGTTATATATCTGCATGATAATTAATTAGTTATATACTTATAAGTAATATCCCAACCAAATGAATTGGTTGAGTAAAACATAATCTGTTCTCGTAAAACGCTATAAGTGATCATCTTATATTTTTAAAAGGAGATCTTGGAGGTCCTGACTTGCCAGAATCTCTTCTAGAAGACCCTATATGTCTAAAAGGTCCCCAATTTAATTTACTAAATTTCTGGGAGTTATCCAAGTTTTCCTTGCTAACTTCTACACGTTTAGTAAGTCCTCGGTTAGATTGCTGTACCCTAGCAAAAGCTACAAGAGAACAAAAAGCAACAAGTCGGTCTACGTTGACCCCATCCTGATAAGCCTGCATTTCTTTTAAAAGCATGATGTCAGGTATTCTTTCTACACCATAAATGGTTTTAACAATCTCTCCATCAGGTTTAGTTTCATGATCAAGCTCTTCTCTAAGAAACTCTATACCATAAGAAAGAATGGTTCCTTTAAAGAGAGTGCCCACATTTTTCCAGCCATATTCCTGAAATACGTTACGGTTGGCACCAATGTCTTTTAGGAATAAGATCATGTCCTTGGGCACAAGGTAACGTTGTTTTTTACGGGATATCATGTATTGAATAAACAAGGCTACGTTGTTTTCCACTACTGTCCAGGCATTATACCACTCAATCAACAGTTCTAAACGTTCGTGTGTTTTGTTAAGGTCATCAAATCTTCCGCACCAGCTGGCTACAATTTTATCACGTTCTATAGAGTTGGTTACTTTACCATTACCTTCATCTTTTATCACCTCTACGGGATTCTTGTATATGTAAATGGCACAAAGAGATTCAGAAGTGGTAGTCTTACCCTCTCCTACTGGATCCACAGAAGCATAGTACATACCAAAAGGAGGATCTTTAACAGGACGCTCATATACACAAATCACTCCTTCTTTATCTTCTGTTTTCTTTGATATTGGAAACTCCATAATTGGAGTTTTTCTAGATTGTTTATCTACAATTTTTCCTTCCGCATTACGTGAGAGATCAAGATATTCAATAGGATATTCTTTATCTTGTATACGCTGTATTTGTTTAGAAACAAGATGGGGAGGAAATATTGACTCTTTTCTGGTAGCAAATGCTTCTTCTATGTTAGTAGGTTTCTGAGAAATACGTAACTGGTATTGTTCAGGGGTTAGATCTCGTTTCCATTTTAGTCTTTCTTCTACTATAGCTGCAAGTGCTTCTTCCACTTTTGAATTACCCCAACTATCAATAAACGGAGGCATACTCCACTGTTCTGGAATAAATAGTCCTGTACGACCTAGGGTGCCTTCTTTATCTATAAGATCAGATTCTACAGCATAAATATCATTAGCATCTGGTTGTAAAACCATAAGCTTTAAAGGTTCACACTGATCTAAATCACCCACAGATCCAGCTGCTATAAACATACCAGTAGTCATCATACCACTTTGCATGGCAGGACGCATATACTCATAAGTCATATCCATCTTTGGAGCAATACCGGCCTCTTCGTGAAAAAAGTAAGTACATGGACCACCGACACCGTTAGTAGGATCTTTCTCAAAAGAGGTTCCTGTGATAATACTTTTGTTTCCTTTATAAGTGTCACGACCCCCAATACGCACTTTAATACGCTGTTGCCATGAAAATACTTTATCCGGATCACTTGGTCTATACCAAGCAGTGTGCTCATTAAGAAAGGTACGATACTCAGTAAGCATACGCCAGGTGCCTTTTTCTGAGATGTAGTCTTTTAAACTTGCTCCCATTTTTAAAACAGCACCTTCTTCAAACCAAAATGTATTAATAAGTTTAGCCGCATGAAAATAAGACGAGGCTATCTGACGTTTCTTTAAAATAGCTGAATGTTTATAGTGTAGTTCAGCTAGTTGCTCATATAGAGCCATATGATACTGAGCATCTCTTACCTTGGCAAAATCAAATCTTTTTTCTTCTTTATCATAGATAGGAAGAAAATTAAGCCACATATAATAGTCCCTACTAATATACCATACATTATGTCCGTTTTTAACAATAATGCCTGATTTACACTTTAGTTTCTGGTCATCCCAATAGTTTATAAAGTCTTTTGTTTTTACAGGAGCTGGACAATAGTATCCGTCCTTTTGAAACTTTCGAGCTTCAGTATTAAAAATCTGACTCGTTTCATCAAATTCATATCTACCTGGTTCTCTAAAACAAGATAACACAAAGTCTCGAAACTCCTCTCTAGAATAGAAAGTGGTTACAGTCCAATGATCTTTATTATAGGTTGGTATTTCTTTATAGATATTACTGTCCACTGATTAACCTTTCTATTTTACTTAATTCTCCACCTGTCTTTAAAAGAATCTCTTTAAGAGTGTCAATAGATGAACTACGAATAGTACGGGTATTGTTACTATCACTCCAATACTGCAAATAGTCATCGCGATGAATAGCAGACCACAACCCAGTAAAAGGGTTAAAATGGAAAACAAAATGGTAAAGAGCACTATCAGTTCCGTTATTAGGTTCTGAAAGGTTTGGCTCAAGATCTGTGTAAACTTCATTTTTCATAGGGTTAAGTTTAAATGGAGTGCAGTGAGGCCTAGGACCCCTGCGGTTACTGCACGTTTTATCCGCTTTGGCTGTAAGGGGACGAATCGAACGTCCAAACTCTCCGTGGTTCAAAAACCGCTAAGAGAGCACCACCGAGACAGGGTAGCGTGTCTGCCAGTTCCACCACCTTACACTGTGTGATTTTTTAAATCATTTAGGTTATTAAATCTTTTATAAAATGGTATACCATAAAAAGCACTCTTTGTGTCTCTTACTCTTTCATCTACTACAAAATCCCTAGAACTATATGTTTTCATAATAAAAGGAGTATAAAGTCCACAAATCATGTATTTATATTTCTCTGGATGTTTTATTAACACTATCTCAGGTCTTACAGGATTAACATGAACCAATGGAAACTTACCATACTCTACAGATTTTACTCCGATATTCAACCCTATTTTTTTAAGATCACCAATATCATACTCAGTAGAAGGTCCAACAGTCTGATCCATAATTTGCTGATTCAGATAGTTTCCTAAAACTACTTCTCCTCCCAAACCAGTTGTCCATCTTTTTGTAAGACTACCTGAATCAACTAAATATCCTTTTTCTATACGTTTAGCGTCTGCTATTTTAGTAGCCGTATACTCTACTAGCTCAATTTCTTCTTTAGTCAACTCTAGTCTTTCAAAGTTGCTTTGTACAGGTTTTACCCAGCTGTTATATGATATGTCTATGCTAATTGTCATTTTACATTTTTACAGCAAGAGCTAAGTCAAGTAGTTCTTTATTTATATGTTTAAACTCTGCAGCATAATATAAATCTGCTAGCGGTCTACCGTACTTATCTAGCTCACGGCTTTTGATATACACCTGGCCACCTAAAGGCAGCTTGTCTATCAAATACTGTTTTGCTTCTAGTGCTTTAGCACGAATCAGCGGGTCTTTGCTTGTCAGTTCTGGAGTGTTAACACCATAAAGTCTGCAGGTAGATTTCCATTGAACTGTAAAACCCAGGTCAATTACTAGTTCTACGGTGTCCCCATCTAAAATTCGTGTAACAGTTGCTCTGTAGTGATGCAGGTTATTGATCATAAGCTAGGTTTTGTCCTCCTCTTACTTGTGATTTTTGTTCATCTTCCAAATCTCTAAGCGTACCCTTAAAAGATTGACGTATAGCTTCAAATTTTGCTGCCGCATTGACCAACGCAGTAATGTTACCATCTCTGCCGTGTTCAATTTCTGTGGTCTCCATATATTTAGCAAGACGGTCCAACATGCTTTTAATTCCTGCGTAAGCTCTATATGTTGGAGTTTCATACATCTTCCTACACATCTTAAGACCGTTGACAATAAGATCATCATCAGTTGAAAACTCAGCTTCAACCTCTTGAAGAATAATATCTTCTTTGTCTTGTTCAGGTACATCAAAGAATGGATTTAAATCTGGATTGGGACATGTCATATAAAACAGGTACGCATATATCCGTAAATGTTCATCTGGATATTCATCCATGATGTCCTTTAAAAACTTTAGTGTATAGCAATGTTCTGAAGCGGTCACCTTACCGTTTTGTATATCAAATAGTCTTACCATCATAACCAATGTTTGTTTGGCTTTTCATAATAAAATGTCAAGTCCACTTTATTATTATCATAGTAGTGAGCTACTATATCACTTTTAAAAGCAGAATGAGTGTTTTCATATAGGGCTGTAGTAATTATATTACACGAACAGATCATCTTAAAAAGTAGTGTGAG